GCAAGAGAAGTAAGGAATTTGAAGTAGATTGTACAGCTTATACTAACAATCCTTACTCTGAAATCGCTAATGCTGATACACTTGATGGAGTAGTAGACAGCTTATTAAACAAAGTGAAGGAGGATCTATGATTCAACCTCATAGTAGTTGGAACATAATTGATAGTACTAAACTCAACTCCTTTATGGAATGTCCTCGTGCTTATTTCTACGAGTATATTCTTGGTTGGAGATCAGAGGCTCCTAACCTTCATCTTGAGTTTGGTAAAGCATGGCATCTTGCTATGGAACATCTTATCCTCTACGGATATGATGAGACTAGTATAAAAGATGCTTATCTTAAGTTTCATGAACATTATAGGATGTACTTCCCAGAACTCCTGGACGAAGTTAATGCTCCCAAAAATCCTGCAAATGCACTCAAAGCACTGGTTCAGTACTGTAATGAGTATAAGGACGACAAGTTCACTCCTATCTACACGGAGATCGCAGGAACTGTTCCTATTGATGAAAACAAAGTTCTTCACTTCAGAATGGATTCTATTGTTGAAGAAGATAACATGATTAGGAGCATCGAGCATAAGACTGGAACAACTCTAAGCAGACAGTGGACTGACCAGTGGAGCTTGGCAATACAGACTGGTACTTATAACCATGTCTTATATTGCTTATATCCTGCTGAGCAGGTGTGGGGAGTAGAGATCAATGGAGTTTTCTTTCAGAAGAAGGAGAACAAATTCCAGCGTGTACCAGCAAGACGCAACCTTAGCATGATGAACGCTTGGCAGTGGAATGTATGTCATACTATGAATATGATAGACTTCGAAACCAAGCGTATGTTTGATGCTAGTCCAGATGATGAAGTCATGGAGGCTTTTCCACAAAATCCTACTAATTGCACCAAGTACTTTGGCTGTAGATATCATGACTATTGTCTTGCTTGGGCTAACCCACTGAGTAGATGTGAAGAGGTTCCACTTGGTATGAAACAAGAATGGTGGGATCCTGCAGTAGAAGAGACAAATGCAAAGCACGTATTTCATTTGAAGGAGGTTGATAATGTCGCTTGATATACAAAAGGAACTATCCGAGTTACAGAATATGTATAAGGACAACGCTCGTACCAATAGCTTCAATGCCCTTATATATGGTGCTATGGGGACTGGTAAGACAAACATTGCAAGGACTTGTCGCAAACCTGTCTTGATTCATAGCTTCGATCCTGGTGGGACTAAAACAGTTCGGGATGAAGTTGAGAAGGGAACAGTTTATGTTGATAACAGGTTTGAAAATGAAGATGCTATGAATCCTTCTGCCTTTAACAACTGGGACAAGGAGTATCATCGCCTTAAGCAAGGTGGTATGTTTGATAAGATTGGCACCTTCATTATTGATAGCGCTACCACTTGGTCAGGTGCTGCTATGAACGTAACGCTTAAGAAAGCTGGCAGGCAAGGTGGTACACCTCAGCAAAATGACTATCTCCCAACAATGGTCTTGCTGGAGAATGCTATCAAAGACATAACCAGTCTTCCTTGTGATGTTATTCTTATCTGCCATGAAGATACTGATAAGGATGAAGCGAGTGGTAAGATGTTTGTAGGACCTCTATTTATTGGTAAGCTAAAATATAGAATACCAATCCTGTTTGATGAAATATACTATGCCTGCACTAAGGAGACTTCTTCAGGAGTTAACTACTTCTTTCTCACTAGGGCAACTGGCTTGTATAAGGCACGAACAAGATTGGGGAAGGGAGGTTTGTTTGAGACTTATGAAACACAGGATATAAAGGCTCTGTTGAAGAAGGCAGGGTATAACACTGAAGACAAAACAATCTAACACAGACGACGTCGACGAAGACGAAGACGACGAAAGGAGAATTACAATGAGTTTCTTAAATCAAAACTTTGATGACGTGTTCGAACCGAAAAGCGTGAAAGAAGGCGAATATCAGCTGCGTGTCCTGGATGCACAGACCAAGACCAGTGCTAAGACTGGTGGAGAGTATATTTCTGCTAAACTGGAGATTATTGGAGAACCAGAGGCTAAAGATATAAACCACGTTATGATGCTGCCTACGCAGAATGATGACCTTAAGAAGAAGAATAGCAGACTCTCTGCTATTGCCAACTTCCTTAAGGCCTGTGGTCTTGATCCAGCTAGTACAGGCAACATCCAGGAGCTGATTGGCTGCACCTGCTGGGCTATCCTCATTGAGGAGACAGATCCTGAGTATGGTATGCAGAACCGTATTCGCAAGTTTGTTGTTGGACGTTAAGTTTTAAGGATGAAGGGTGTGTCATTGAGGGCAGTCGTCACTAAGGCGTAGTGTGGGGTCGAGTTAAGAAGTGCCTAACATCACACAACTGAGCGACCTGAAACACACCCTTCGTTCAATTTTTGAACAAAGGGAGGATTAAATGAGTAGAAGACTCTCCATAATAATAACAGAAGCAGATCAATGCAGAATGAGAAACGTAATACCTTGGGGACTGATAAGTAGGATAATGAGAATGCTTCTACTTCAAACCCTAGACCTTGTAGAAAGGCATGGAGATGTAGTCCTTGGTGCCTTACTCAGTGGTCAACTTACTGCACTTGATCTTATTAAGAAGGAGGTAGACACGCATGGATCTAGCAGACTTAAAGACGACAGTTTCAAACCTGAGTGATGAGGAACTTCTTGGCCTTATAAAGAACATTAGGTCTAGCAGAAGAGTTTCAAAAGTATCTAAGAACAATAAGCCAAAAGCTACAACAAGAAAAACTAGTGATATAAGCATTGATAGTATGCTTAGATCTATTCCAGCTGATCAGCTTGAACAACTTATTAACGCACTTGAAACGGAGGCAGGGAAATGATAGAGCTTAAGGTAATAGATATAAACCAAATAACTTTTGGAGAAAGGTTTCGAGATGAATACGGAGATATTGATACTTTGGCTGCTAGCATTAAGAAAGAAGGTATCATCCAACCTCTCGCAGTTCGAGCTTGTGCAGGTGGTGAAGAATACATTCTCCTTGCAGGAGGCAGACGCTATAAAGCTTGCAAACAAGCTGGTGTTACTGATATTCCTGTTCGTATTTATCCTGATACTCTTAGCGATCTCGAGATGAGAAGCATTGAGTTGATGGAGAATATAGCTAGGAAAGACCTGAGTTGGGTTGAAGCTACCAACTTAAATAAAGAGATTCATCTTCTTCAGCAACAAATCTATGGTAAAAAAACAAGTACAAATCCTGATGCACCTGGAGTTAGCCTCAGGGATACTGCCAATATGCTTGGCATAGCTTATGGTGGTCTATCTGATGATATAAAGCTGGCTAATGCTATTGAAGTCTTTCCAAGCATCAAGGAAGCCAAGACCAAAAGCGATGCTATGAAGATGCTTAAGAAGATGCAGGAAGAAATTATATTATCTGAAGTCGCAAAGCGCTTTAAGGAGAAGACTGCAGAGACTCCTCTCGAAGTCCAAAGACATAACCTTATGGGCTGCTATATACTCTCAGACTTCTTCGAAGGCATTAAGAAGATTCCTGATAGTACTATAGACATTGTAGAGCTTGATCCTCCTTATGGCATTGATCTACATAATATTAAAAAGGATGGAAAAGAGACAACAAGGAACTATAACGAAGTCCCTGCTGAGATATATACAGACTTTATAAGTAGGGTCTTTAAAGAATGCTATCGAGTTATGTCTGAGAACAGCTGGCTTCTTTGCTGGTTTGCGCAAGATCCTTGGTTTGAACCTGTCTATCAATCTGCACACCGTGCTGGGTTTAGGGGAAGTAGAATACCTGCTATTTGGTATAAAGAGAATAGTAGTGGTCAAACTATGCAGCCTGCAACTTCTCTTGGCAATACTTATGAACCATTCTTTTACCTAAGAAAAGGCAGTCCAAGTATAACTAGACAAGGCAGAAGCAATGTCTTCAGCTTCAAGGTAGTCCCCAGTAATAAAAAAATTCATCCTACTGAACGTCCAGTTGAATTGATACAAGAAGTAATTCAAACCTTTGGATGGGAAGGCTGCCGTGTTATGGTGCCTTTCCTTGGTAGTGGAAATACCCTACTTGCAACAAGCAACCTTGGTATGTCTGCTTTTGGCTACGACCTAAGTGAGGAGTATAAAAATGCCTATATCGTTCGAGTTAATGAGGCAAGACCTGGAAGCTATAAGTCATACAGAGAGGTGTAAAATGCTAATAAATCCAACGAAACGCTTATGCTATCCTGATGGACCTAAGAATGCTAAAATAGCCTTCATCGGTGAAGCTCCTGGGAGTGAAGAAGAAAAGCTTGGCAGGGGTTTTGTAGGTCCTAGTGGTCAGCTTCTATTCAAGCTAGCTGCTGGAGTTGGGATTATAAGGAATGATTGCTATGTTACTAATGTAGTAAAGGAGCGTCCTAAGGGTAATGATATAAGTACTTTCATCCAATTCAAGTCTGGAAGGGCTTATCCAACTGCTTGGTATGAAGCTTATGAAAAAGATCTACATGAAGAACTTATGCAAGTAAGTGCTAATGTATTTGTAGCAGTTGGTGGAGTTGCCTTATATGCGTTGACTAGGAAATTTGCAATAAGCAAAAGGCGTGGTTCTATTCTTGAAGGAATGATAAGTGCTAATGGCAAAACCAAGGTTATAAAAGTAATCCCTATAGTCCATCCAGCTGCTGCTCTTAGACAATATACCCTAATGCATACTATTGGTCTTGACCTTAAGCGAGTGTATGAAGAAAGTGCATTTCCTGAGCTTAGACTTCCTATCAGAAATATAAGAATAAAGCCTACTTATCTTGACAGTCTTGCCTTTCTTAAGTCTTGTCAAGAAAGCAAACTAGTCGCCTTCGACATTGAAGTGATGAGAGAAGAAGTAAGTTGTATAAGCTTTGCTTAT